CTCATTGACAGTAATCGGATATGTCAGCGTTTCAATCCAATCGTCAGCAAGCACATCAAACCGGCTCATCCGGTCATTGGCAGAAAAACTGATCACTTCAACGTTGTGGATCTTTTCCGGCCTTTTCCCTGTGAAATAACCGATTGTCACCCATTTCGTTGAACCGCCGATTTCAATACCAACCTCAAGCTGAAACTCACCGCTCCATATCAGTTTTTTGATTTTGTTTGAATTGAGGATCGGAATCGTAACACTGCTCATTACAGCCTTGCCCATCGTCAGATCCGTTTCGCCATTGAGAACACTGCTCAACTGCAAGCCTGTTGATTCGATATCATCGTCCTCAAGCACAATATTCTGCCCCAGGAACGTTACCCTTGCATGAGTAGGTGCATCAGCCTTTACTGCTGCGATATAGTCAGCAAGTGTTACCCCTACAGGTGTACGCATTCTCTCACCGCCTTAATACTCAATAAACGCAATACGGATTGAACTGTAATGGATCGTATTGCTCCCTTTTTCGATCCTTGTAATCGGGAAATCAATATCAGGCACATAAAATTCGCCTGTCTTATAACTGTCAGAGGACGGATCATAGTATTTCAGTTCAAGTTTTCTCTGCAAAGCGTTCGTATATGCATTGGAAAGCAGTGTGTTGATCGCACTGACATCGCTGTTTGTCAAAGGTGGAGTATCAAAATCGATCTTGCTTGCGGTATGAGAAACAGTGTTCCTGCGAAGCACACCGGTTGTTGCACGGGTTGAACTGCTTTCCATGCGCTGATTCGGAGTGACCTTATAGCTTTCTGCTTTAACATATTTCAGTGGAAAGTTTACATAATCATTCCCCGTCTTCAGTTGAACAAGTTTTCCGTTGAATGCCATTCAGATCAACCCCCTACCATTGCACCGTACATATCGAGACTCTTCTTGATTTCCCGTCCAAGCATCGGATTTGCACTGAAGTTCAGTGTCCCTGACTTCTGAAGGATGCCATAGAGCAGTTCGTTCTGCTGACGGAGCAGTTCAACCTGGTCTTTCTGCCCGTCCGCAATACCTCTTCTGATTCCTTCAACAATCTGATCATTATTCGCAACAGCAGTATGACCGTCCAAAGAACCAACCATTTCTGCTCCTGCTTCGTTTGCAATGAACACCTGTCCTTTGGGAATGTTATAGTCACCGTTTCCTTTGATGTACGCAATTGTTGGGATTTCAAACAGTTTTACATCTGTCTTCTCCCAAAGCACTTTGCCAAAGATTTCAAACTTCGGAATGGTGAATTTACCAAGTTTATTGAAAGCATTGATAATCCCGTTCAGTTTACCAATGCACCAATTCAGAACGGTTTTAAAAGCTTCATTTATCGGGTCTGTTACGTTCTCTTCAAACCATTTTTTTACACCACTCCATGCGGATCGCACTTTACCTATAATATCCCCAAAGAAATCGCATACATTATCCCATGCGTTGCTTGCTGCCGTTGCAATCGGAGTCCATATGTCATTAACAAGAAAATCTTTTGCACTTTTCCACGCAGAATTGACTTTTGATTTTAAACCTGAAGTTTCCCACCACTTTTTAACATGATCCCATGCAGTTGAAATGCTTGTCTTTACACTATCCCATGCACCGTATAAATATTGTCTTGCTTCGCTCCATGCGTTTGTCACCTTTGTGCCAATGCCTGTTGTTTCCCACCATTTTTTAACGTTGTCCCACGCAGTAGAAACAGATGTTCTGACACTGTCCCATGCACCATAAAGATACTGCCTTGCTGCGCTCCACGCATTTGTGATTTTATTGCTTACGTTTACTTCCCACCAATCTTTCACCTTGTTCCAGGCAAACGTACAGGATGTTTTTACACTGTCCCACGCATCATACAAATACTGCCGTGCTGAACTCCATGCGTTTGTGACTTTCGTCCCGATACCGGAAGTTTCCCACCAAATTCTTACGGTATCCCACGCATCAGAAATACTTCCTTCAATTTTATCCCAGATATCACTTAACTTTTTCTTTATTTCTTCCCAATTCTTCTTAAAGTCAGACCATTTTGAAACTGCCCAGTTCTTCACAACACCCCATGCACCGGAAACGGCAGACTTCACGGTATCCCATGCGTTGACAAGTTTCAGTGAGATATTCGCAAACGTTTTGACAATCTGCGATTTCAGCGAATCCCAATTCAGCGCAACGGAAGAAGCAAGGGAAACACCACCGGCTGCCATCATGCCGATACCAAGTGGAACGTTCGCACCAGAGAACGCAAGCACTGCACCAATGGCAAGCAACGCACCACCAACGATTGCAGTAACTTTCCCAACCTGTTCCTTTATCTCGCCACTCAATCCCCATGACAACGCAACGGCAGCTGCCATGTTTGCAGCACCGGCAATCATCAAAGCAATACCAAGCGGTATATTTGAACCACTGAATGCAATGACAGAACCAAGCGCAAGCATTGCTCCACCGGCAATAGCCATTACCGTAGTAATCTCGCCTTTTGTCTTTTCAGACAGTTCTCCCCACTTTGTTGCAATCGTTCCTGCAATAGTCGCAGCACCAACAGCAGCAAGCGCAAGGCCGACACCGATATGACCGGAGAACGCAAGAATCAGGCCGACAGCAAGCAGACTTTCCGCAACCAGGATCTTGATTGCGCTGATCTGTTCTTCAAATGCACTTGTGATCTTCGATCCACCGCCACCGCCACCGCCACTACCCGATTGCAGTACGTTCAGTTCATCAAAACCGGCAAGGACATTTGTCGCAGCCTTGGCAGAAGAAGAGGTTTTTCCGATTGATTCTGCCGTTGCGCCAAACAGTTCACTTGCGAATCCCAACAGTTTCAGCAGTGATTGAATCGCATTGCACAGATATTCAATACCCTGTGCAATCACATTGATAATCGGAGCGATAATATTAACAAGTGGCGCAAACGCTTTGATAATATTGATCGACATTGTTTTCAGAGAGGATTTAATCGAATCAATGCTCTTTGCAAATGACCCGTTTGCGTTCTTGCTGAATTGATATACTGCTTGCCATGCTTCAGTGAAGTTCTTGATCAATGCCCTGATGGCAGCACGGATCATCATGGTCTTTGCAATCCTTGTGATCGTTTCTCCAAGTGCCTGGAAAGCAGACTTTGCTGAATTCGCTTCCTTACCGGCACTCTGTGTCGCAACAGCATTGTTTTTCAGCGCAGCGTTTGCACCCTGTGTGCTTGTCGCAACAGTTTCAGCAGATTTTGCAAGCGTATTGTTCGCCTGTGCCGTTGCATTCACTGCTGTGCTTGCTCCATTAAATGCCTGTAACGCACTTTTACTGATATGCGGATAACCGGCATTCTCAAGTGATTGCCGTTTTTCCGCAAATTCATTTTTCCTATTCCATCCTGCGTTGTATGTATTGCGGTCAGTAAGATATTTCTGTGCGTATGTAATTCCTTCCGGTGTCCTTTTCGCAGAACTAATCGCTGCCCTGTTATTGTTCGTCAGAGGATTATAATCGGATGCAGCTTTCTTTGCTGCTGCTGCTCCGGTTGTCTTCCCGACATTCGGCAGTTTAATGCTCCTGAATCCCTTTAATGTCCGCAGTTCAGCATTCAGCTTCATCAGACCGCCCACAGACTTGCCAACGGCAGTAGATAAAGCAGAAAGGGAGCGAGTCAGTTGACCGATCCCTTGTGTAGCACTCTCCGCATTTGCGGATATCGTCAATTCAAGTGTTTCAAGGTTTGCCATTTGACTCACTCCCCGTGTTCCTTTTCTTTCTGTCTGCTGAACGTTTGATCCCATTCAGCAGTGTAATCAGTTTCCGTCTTTCTTCCCTGATCTCGTTATTGATCTCTGCTTCTGTCTTCGGGAAGATATCGAGCGGTTTCTTAAGATATTCAACCTTTTTCTTGCCGAAGGTATTGGCAATGGATATGGTCACGGCATTCGCAATGTATGCGCCCTGAATCCACATATTCTCATTCTCAATCTTCCTTCTGACAAGGTATGCCTGGGCATATGCCCTTGCCATCCACGGGTCACCATACCAATACTGCTCATATGTCATCCCGTAAGCAATAAAGGTTGGGCATAGTTCTTCAAAAATTTCTGAATATGATAAACGCATGGACGGCAGACCGTCATCAACCTCATCGAGGTTTACAGTTCCACCGTCATTCTTGCGTTTTTTACCGTACCGCTGTTATCAAGTGCTTCATACGGCACACCGTACAGTTCGCCAAGCCGTGTAGCGACTTCTTCAGACAGACCGCCAAGATCGTCAAACAGAATCCTGTCTGTCTTTTCACGGGATACGTTCTTATGGTGCATCCTAAATGCGTAGAAAAACAGTTCCGGCATCTTCGTCATGGGGAACCGGTCAACATCACCAATCACAAATCCCCTTGCTTCAGCGAACTTGATCGATTCACGGTTGAATTCAAGCGTATAATCAATGTTGTTCTCTGTGTCATGGATGATAATCGGCTTGATTGTTGCCTTTTTCTTACTGTCTGCCATAGTTTCTTTCCTCTCCTTTGTTGTTAAATCAAGTTAAGGGGAAAGGGAAGCAACTCCCTTCCCCCGTTAACACATCAGGTACTCGCACTGTCCCAACCGTGAATCTGATTGGGAACAATGTGCAGTGTGGACTCGATAACCGCATCCACGCCCATTTCGTTCACGCCCAACTCTGTCGGGATACCGGCAAAGTAGAAGGAATCGAAATTGGGAATGCTGATTTCAAACCAGGTAGCCTTACCACTTGCCCACGCAGCTTCAGCAGCAGAAACGCAGGAATTCCACTTGGTCTTCAGGTCTGCCGTCAGGTTGGCAGTGAAGTCGAAACTATCGCCAACATCCTTGACACCATCCGTGTATCTGCGGTACTCATCTTCCAGATTCGTGACCTCAAGTTTGTTCGGATTGATGTCAATGGCAGGAGTAGACTTGATATCGGGAATCTGCGTGAACCCCGAAGTGGGCATGGTTCCGGCAGAAGATTCCGTCTTATACTTCAGTTTCACACCGATGGTGTTGAACTCAAGTGCCATACTTTTCACACCTTTCTATGATCTTTCTCGATGGGTTTCATAAAGGAAAACAGTTTATCTCCGGTACATATGGAACGTTGTGGTTGTCTCCTGCTGCTCACCTTCACCGGTCACAACAGTAGTTCCCTTATCGGCAATCACCTCATACCGTGCATACTGTCTCCACAGCGTACGGTTGACGTTAATCGGCCTGTTCAGGTGAACTCTGCGGAACTTCATCGTCTGCATAGCATCGTCAGCAGCAATCAGCAGTTCCTTGCATTCGCTCCGGCCTTCATCAGCCTTGTCAGACATCACTTCAACTTCAAAAGTGATCCTTGCGTAGTTTTCAGCGCAATCATCCGTGTTTGCTTCACGATACGGTTGATTGTTTGTCTGCCTGACGATCACAACCGGAAACACCGCATTCTCTTCGTCATATCCGGCGGTGATATTCGCATTCGGATAAGTGTTATGAAGTGCATTGTAGACGGTATCGAATACCAGGCTTTCAATGTCGATCATAACTTGATCACTTCCTTTGCGGTTTCATCTGCCGTTGAGATGATGAATGATTTTGCGTTCATCAGGCCATGCCGTGGTTCAACTGCCGTAAACGGAACACCGTTGAAATGCCATCTGCCTGTCAGGTAGTATTCGCCGGTTCCTTCAAGCAGTGAGTACGATCCTGCATACACCGGAGTGTCCGGTTTGTTTTCAAACCCTGTCGCAGGATCTGTCGCATCACCGGCACCGAATTCCGCAATCAGGTTGTCTTCACCGGTCACCGCAATGATGGCAGTGTTCTCTTCCGTTGAATAACCAACTGCGTTCGCATCCATACTGCCGTAAGCCTGGTTTGCAATCTCTGCGCCGTCTTCTGCAAGGCACTCAACAAGATCCTGTACTCCCCACCGCAGATTCTGCTGTGCATCGTTCAGTTTCCGTATTGCGCCAAGGATGCTTGCGGTAGAAAGTTTGATGTTGATCTTCACGATACATCAACTTCCTTCAGGTAGAAGATCAGATGGTTCAGGCTTTTCGCCTTACGAACTACCGTATAGTTGTGCGGATTCGGCACTTCCACATCCTCTGTCACCTGTTCACCGTTCACTGTCCGTGTACGCTGTTCAGTATGCGTAGGCAGGATGCCATACCACACCTTGCTCTGTTCATCCATCGTGCAGTTCAGGTCTTCCGTTACGGCACGGGCGGTATAACCGGTCACAATGCCGTAAGGTTCAAGCGAAGCAATACCATGTGAACCAAGGTTGTTTGCGCCACTTGAGATTGCCATGCTCATTCTTGCCTTGACAGGAGTAGCATAGGTCTGCCGTTTCTCGCCCGTCTTTAATCCGTTATTGTCGGTAACGTAACTATCGGACAACCGATTCGCATACCATATGTCCTTCTTATTCCTCGACAGAATCCGCATTGACAACACCACCCAACTTCACAAACGGAGTAAGTCTCCGAAGGATGTCCTCATCGTCAACAGATGCATACTGCCTGTTCACACCGTTCTCCTCATGATTGATCTCGCCCTGTCCACCCCTACGCAGGAAATATCTCGCAGCCAATTCACACTGAATCGTATCGTATCGTATAGGCACATCCCCTGAATCCTTTGAGGAATCATACGGATAAAGCCTTTCAAGCATTGTATTAAGGGCGAGAGTAAGGTAGACCGGCACAACAGTATTCGTTGCATCAGCATCGTTCTCGACCAGTGTCTGCACCATTGTGATCTTTTCGGCCTGTGTCATGCCGGTCACTCCTTTTACTTGCTTGTGTTCTTCCGTCTGCCGACCGGCTTTTTCACCTGTTCGGTTTCCGGTTCTTTGACTTCTTCAGGAACTTCGACAGGCTTTTCAGCCTTTGCCTTACGCAGTGCAGCTTCTTGCTCCATCAGCGTATTGTGCAGAAGCATACCCATGTTTCATTCCCCCTTACTGCGATCAGGAATGCACGGCAAGCTTAATGGCATTCGCAGCATTGTACAGATACGCAGCATAATGCTTGGTGATGCTGATCACATTGATCCGTTTCAGGATGTCACGGTCGGTTTCGACCAGGGAATCCCTCTTCAGGAACAGGCGCAGCGCACCAGGCTTCACGATGTAGGCATCCTCATCCAGGCCGGTTCCGGCATCGCCACGCAGACGGTTGGTCACGATGATGTCGCAGCCGAAGATCTGACCGACAGAACCACGAACCAGGGCATTGGCAGCGAACTCGGAAGCAGGAGCCCAATCCTTGGTGTTGCGGATGGCGGTGTACAGTTTCGGGGAAGCCAGCAGGACTTTCTGACCGTCAATGTCTTCGCCAAACAGTTCCAGAGCTTCAGCAATGTCGGGAACCGCAATCGCAGAAGTGGAAGCATCAGTGTACTTCGTCATGGTGGAAGCGATGTCGGAAGACAGAATCCCAAGCAGATCGAAGTCAACCTTGTCAGCCATAGACAGAACGATCTGATTCGCAGCCTGACCGTAGGGGTTTCCGTAGCCGGACAGGATAGCGGTATCGGTGATTTCAACGGCTTTACCGGCTTCCTTGATCTGAACGGAAGCACTGCCGGTTGTCATCGCAACGGCACTAATGGCGCTTGCTTCAGTGAGGTCATCGGCCTTGCCGATGTAATTGAAATAGGGCAGCGTGACGGTATCGCCAGGACGGCCTACGAGCGTAGTGTCCACTTCGGCGAGAGGAGCAAACCGAATGTTGTCGATCAGTTTCTTCTCAACCAGGTCAGCGACTACCTGGGGATCAAGCAGATTGGCAAGCATGGTAGTTGCCATAGTATCAACTCCTTATCTTGTTCATGTATTCGTTGTACAGTTCAGGATGCTTGGCCTTAAGGTCAGCCATCCCTTCATAGTCCATGGCTCGGAACTGTTCAAAGGTAATTGCCGGTTCAACTTTCCCACCAGGAAGGGTCGGATTGTTCATAATGGCAGATTCCTTCAGTGCCTTGTCATGGTTTATAACAAACTGTCGAATACCGTCCAAAACCTTGTCGGTTTCACCGGCATTCATTGCTTCTGCCACCTTGTTGGCGGTTTCAGCATCCATTCCGATATCGTTGGCAACCAACGCACCGGAGATCTTTGCGATGTTCCGTTCCGTGCGAAGAGTTTCAAGTTCCTTCTGCATGGCTGCGGTTGCTTCGTCCTGTTCCTTCTTCGCCCGTTCCTCATCGGACATTTTCGCTTTCAGGGCATCGTCCGTTTCCTTGTACTGCTGTTTCCATTTGGATGCATCGGCAGATGCGCTTGTCACGCTTTGCTTCAGCTTTCCGTTCTCTGCTTCCAAAGCTTTGATCTTGATTTGCAGTTCCTTCAGGTCAACCGTATTTGTTTCGGTCTTCTGCTCTGTCTGCGTGTTGGTTTCGGCGGTATTGTTCAGTTCATTAGCCATTTTGTTTTTCTCCTTTGCGATTTAAGTCTTCTCTGACTTTTGCGATTAATGTCTTCTCTGACAATTTATGTAAAAGCCGTTCGGCTTAAACATTTTGATCCCATTCCGGTATCGGTTTGGCAGTATCGATGATCCGTTGCAGATATTGGTTCAGCGTTTCTGCTTCGATCAGAAAGGTTCCCTTGTTCAGCGAATTCTCACGGGAACTCTTGACCATACCGGCAATCGTCTTGCTGTCTGCCTTGCAGTACAGACCGGCATACCGCTTCAGGTAGGATGCCACCCAATTCTCTGCTTTCTGAACGAGTTTCTTGTTCTCCGGTTTGCGCCACTCAAACTGCTGTGCATCATAGAACGCATCGACAACGGTCTTGATGATTGTGATCATTGCCATCTCGTTCATTTCACGCTTCAGGAATGCTTCTGTCAGCGCAATCCGTTGCCGGATCAGATGATCGTAAGTCAGCAGGATGTAATCGTCTGCTTTGTCCTTTCGTACTACGCTGTTCGGGTTCCATCTCCAACAGTAGATCGGTGAACTGATCTTTGCGATTCGCTCCGGTTTGGCAACCCGTTGCGCCATCATGTTGAAGTACACATCCTCATGGATTGTCAGTTTCTCATGGAACCGGATGCCGTTGTCCACAAGGTACTGCCGTCTGTGCGCCTTGCCATGAATAAACACATAATCGTTCTCATGCGCCACAAGCACCATCTGACCGTCATTCTTCCGCACTTCTTCTGTGAATGCTGCCGTCAGCGTATCGTACTTGTCCTCATGCATCGCACAGAAGATCAAATACAGTGCGAACACCGATGAAAAGCAGTCATCAAAGTCGCAGAACATGATCCAATCAGCGGTTGAATCGTCCAATCCTGCGTTCCTGGCCTTGCTCACACCACCCTTCGGAATGCTCATCTGATCAATCTGATACGGGTAATCCACAAAGCACCATTCAGGCAGATCGTGATCTTCACCGTCATTGACGATGATCACACTGATATCCTCAAAATCGACACACTCTTGAACCGCTATAGAATCAAACAGTTTTTTGCCTGTCTCCCACGGTTCCCGATAATGCGTGACGATGATATCCAAAGTCTTTCCCACAGTATTTCCCCCGTTCGCCTTACGGCACAATTGATATCGAACAACGGCAGTTCACATCGAGTTCCGGTACTCCGAAACCGCCAGGATAAAGCGTAGTGTCTCCTGTGTAGGTGTAGAAGTAATCATCCAATCCCACTGTCATCCCTTCCATGTAGGAATGCTGATCTCTTACCCTATCGTCCAAACGGGTGTTCCACCGTTTCCGCAGGCCAGGAATGCCACTTGCCTTGGCTGCGTTGTATGCTCCTGCGTTGTAATCCCTGTGCGCTTCGGTATCGATCACTCGCAGGATCTCCTCGGCAGTGTCCTCGTCAAGAATTCTGTCTCGGAAGGTCTGACCGTCAATCTCAAGGTTCACGGTTTCAAGGTCACCGTTCCACATGACATTGATCTTGCCAAGCACATCCTCGACTCCTTGCCACCCCCATGCGTACACATGGCACAGAACGAATTCCAACCAATCGCAGAAGTCTTCCCGTTGTTTCCGGTTCGGCGGTTTACCGCTCCAAAGCGTTCTCGCTTCCTTGCGGATCAGGTTCAGTTCATCCCACTCAAACAGAACGTTATTCGCCATCACGCTTCACTTCCGTCTGCTTCTCCTGAATCTGCTTCTGCTGCTCGGCCTTAATCTTTTCGTACCACTGCATACTCAAACTGTAGGCTTCCTCGGTATCCACAAACAGGCCGGATGCTTCAAAGGCGCACTTCGGATGGATCTTGTCCTGTGCAAGCATCGTTGTCAGTGTCTGACTCTTGGACAGGATGTTCTCATAGTTTCTGCGAGTAAACTTGACATCGATGTCAGCCGGATCAAACTTGAATCCGTTGCGTACACTTCCGCAGATGTTCGATACCACAGATAGCATCTCCATCTCCGGTTCCATGTACATGGCTTCAAACGCTTCAGCACGGGTTTCTGCGCCTTGCCAGCCGTTCTTCAGCACGATTGCGCCATTGTTTGAACTGTCACCGGTATTGCCGTCACCCTGGCTCGGAACACCGACAATCTGAAGGACACTGTTATACATATCGTTTTTCAGTGTCTGATTCTGACTCTGATCGAGTTCCTCGGAGAGGTTCTTGATGTCAGCTTTCTCCCCATTCATGCTCTTGAGCAGAATCATTCCGGCCTGACGGATCGTATCGGCAGTGACATTGTCATCCACCTGACAGTTGTACAGAACAAGCAGACTCTGCACGAACTGCTCCACCGCTTCGTTCCTGGCGCAATCAAAGTCATTGATCGCATCAAGCAGTGTCAGGACAATCTCAAAAGCACCTTGCCGTGCGTTGTTGTTCTGATACTCAATGATCGGAATTGCTCCGAAAGCATTCACGGCGGTCTTTTGAGGTTTGTCTGCTCCCTTCAGAAGGGTGAAGACCTGTCTGGGCGTATAAACGGTAAATGTCACATTGCCTTTTTCGTCCGTAACATAGTTGACGGCAGCAATGACAGTTTCGGAATAATCGTTCCTGCGGATCACGAACGTATTGCGAGGATCAAGCGTATACAGGTTGAACGGACTACGGATGCTGTTATCCCTGTTCTGCACCACATACCGGTAACCAAGACCGCAGATCATGCACCACTCGACAAGCTGTTTATCCTTTGTGTGTTTGCCGATCCGGCGCATCACATCGTTCAGGATACCAACCGCATCAGATACATTCTTGTCACCGGTCGCAGCGACATACTGAATCGGTCTGCCAACCAGGAAACCGGTCTTGAAGCTGACGATCTCGTTCGCCCTGTTCTCGACAATCTGCTTTGTCAGTTCGTTCCGCAGTTCACGGATACGGTACAGACTCGGCTGATCGCCCTTGAAGTAGTTCCACAGGTACTCAATGTCATCTCTGTTGATTGCGTGTTTGAGATAAGCCTGTTCAACCACTTCACCCACATTCTGTGCGGTCACGGCATTGACGGAAGCAAAGATTTTCTCTCTGCCAAAGAGATGTTTGGCAACCGTGTTTGGCATATCTTTCACCCCCGTTAAACGAAAACGCATGACTACGAATCATCGCAATCATGCGTTCTATAATGACTCCGATTACAGGACGGGATGTGGGATGCTCCCGTCCTGCGTATCGGAGGAAAGGAAACTATGAAGAAGTTCCCAAGTGGAATATAAAACAATTAAAATGCAATTGTCAAGTGCTTCGCACTAATTTATTTAGATTTTAAGCGCAAAACACGAACATTTTTACTGCTTAAAACAGTAATCGTTCGGATTAGAACATTCTTCGGACGATTTCGACCCTGTTTCCGGCAAATCCCTGAATATACTGCGACAGCTGTGCGAACGCATCAGGCACATCGTCATGCTTGTTTTTCCCTTCAAGCGAATAGGAAGTCAGCATCTGAAGCATTTTCCGGTATTCTCGCCACTGATCACCATGCAGCACACTGTCATCCTTGAAGATACAGTTTTCCATCACCCAATGCGCTTCCACCAGGATCTTGGTTTCCTTGTTCTGCTGTGTCCACTTTGTTTCGATCTTCGTCCGGCATCCCTGTGCCTTTACGGCCTGTTGGACATCGGATGCGAGTTTACCACCGGCTACATTGCTCTCAAACCGTACCATATGGGGGTTCCATTCGCATAGTTTGCTGACAATGTTCGTTTCGACCACATTCGGCGCATAATTCTCGCACAGGCAATCCTCAACGTAGAATTTATTGCCGTATTGAAAGACAATAGGCAGTACACAGAAGTCAGATCCGGTTGTTTTTGTGTCGCAGACACCGATGATCGCATCCGGTTCACCGTCAGGCAGTTCAAAATACCGCTGAAGCATATCCGGTGGATAAAGTTGCCCTTCACGCTCAATCGGCTCATTCATGTACAGTGCTTTGAAACTCGGCGTATCCATCAGTTCCCGTTGTTCACGGTAGAACTGTGTTGTGAATCCAAGTCCATAGGGATAGTCAAAATTGCTTTCATCCTGTTCATCCAGGGCAGGACAAACAATGAATTCTGCTTCAGGATCGTTCCCGTAGATATCCTCTAACCGTCCGATAGGGTCATGGACAGACCAACGGGTAGCGATAACAAGACAGACAGCATTACCGATCATTCTCTGCCGGTAGTCCGTGTTGTACTGCTGCCATATCTTGTCAAGCCGGTCTTTGTTCAGTGCGGTTTCAATGCCGTCCACAAGGTCATCAACATACAGGACATTGGATGCACGGATCTTACCGGCATTACCGCTGCCGATAGAAGACAGTTCAAACGTACTGAAGCGTTTTCTGTTGCCAAGATCGAGCATCAGGTCTTTTGCGTTCGTTCCGGCAAGCCTTGTTTCAGGAAACACCCGTTGCCACAGATACTCACTGTTCCTGCCGACAATCCGGCTGATCTCGTCATACACTCCACGCAGAAAACTGTTGCTGTGGGAACCGATGATGTTCGACAGTTCAGGATGCCGACCGCCCGTCCATGTCATGAAGAACTCTGCCATTGTGGTCTTTCCTGTGCCTGGTGGCATCGAGATGCAGAGCAGTTTGATCTTCCGTTCCTCAAGCCGTTGCAGTGCTTTCGCAAGGGGCAGTAACTGCTTGCGCCTTGGCATATAGAATTTCTTATTCTCTTCCCGATCCCATTCAATGTACCGGCAGAAGCAATCGAAGTCATACGGCGCATCAAACAGTAAGGTATCACGATAGAGTTTAATCAGTTTCTCGCCGTCATCGTCATTCTTCGGTTCATACTGCGACAGGTATTCCCGAAGCAGTAAAGAATACTCATGAGCGGTTCTGAAGTTGTCTTCATCGAAATTCCTTGCGACAATCCTGTATTTGTTGTCTCTGATGACCGATGCGCCGTCCATCTCGATCTCTTTGATGACTTGCAGCGCATCCTTGTAGGCAGTAATGTCTCCTCTCTGCCCTTCTCGCATCATCACGGCAAGCAACCGCTGATTGTCGGTCATCTCTTGTCTGATCTCGCTCATACTCATTTCCCTTCAATCAGATTCCGGTATTTCTCTTTGTAAGACTTGCTGCCGTTGTTGTACTCTTCGTCCTGTTCAAGCGCATTCTGTATCTGCTCTGTGTCATTCCGCAACCCGTCATAGTTCCTCTGCCAAAAGATGCCGATAACAGGATTCAGTTTATTGCTGGATACCATCCCTTCACGGAACATCGCACAGGTTTCCCTGACAGAACGCACGAAGTCCTGCACTTCAGGATCTTGTTTACGGGCATAGTTAATGAACCCTTGATAGTCCATACCCATTGCAGCATATGCAGCCAGGTTCGTTACGCAGAATCCGTTCGCCTGACACAGCTTCAAATATGCAACAAAACACGATTTCAGGGAAAGCAGATCATTCTTATCAGCATGGCTCCTGATCTCATTGATCTGCATAATATGCCCGATCAGACGGGAATTGAAGTTCTGATCGTTTTCCATATGTGCTTCCAATCTCAGATCATCTTTCGTAATAGGAGCAGGATATGAATAATCTATTTTCCTTGGTTCCTTATCCTTTCTGCCCTTTGGTCTGCCCCTTCCGTCTTTCTTCACCGGCAGTTTCTCTTCCTTCGGGGCAGTAATGATCTCTTTCGCCTTGCTGACACTCCCTTTAGGTCTTCCTCTCCCACGCTTCGGTTTGCTCTGCTGCGCCCTTAACCGCTCCATCCGCTCTTCAGCAGTGAGATTCTTCGCTCCCTTTGTCCTGCCCATCCTTTCATCACCCTTTGCGCTTTATTCTATTTTAATTTTATTATTTTATTTATTTTTGTCAAATTAATTGGATTTATTTAAATCAAAATAAACAGTACCACCACCGCACCACTGTCAGCAGCAGTAAGCCTTTTTGAATTTTGGCGGTATTGGGGGGACTAACTCGGCGGTGAAGGCGGTTTCTGTTTCCCCATGGGGATCCTCTGTCCGTTACCAGGCCGGAAAAGCAGCAGTAAACAAGCGATAATTGATTGCATACCAGGCGTTTTTATTCGCTTATTATGAGTTATATATACATGATATTTGTTTATCAAAATAATATCTATGCATTGCCTACAATATGTGGTATAGGGGTTACAAATCAGACCACAATATATATAACTATTCGTAAAACTACTGTTTAGCGAATAGTTAGTATGAGCAGCTATATAGCAAGCCTGGAATCATGCTATAATCAGTTATTAGATCCGCTATAGTTTGTTGCAATTGCAACGTTTTATTTTGAATATTCAGGTAGTTTGCAGTGGTTAGTATATCGCCCGTTTAATAATAAGCTAGTTAGTGTATTACTTGTTCAATAACAATATGATAATTAGTATAATCTCTGTCCAATAATCGCATGATAGTTAATATATCTGTATTCCCTATTCAATAATCATATGCTAGTTAGATATCAGTTATACAGCAATTATAGCCTGGAATATACAGATCCAATAAACGATAATAACATCAGTTATAAGTTAATGTATAACGGGATAAATGT